CCGACGTTGTACGAGAACTTCACGAAGGCGTCGTACTCGTGCTGGTGCAGAGGCACCTTCACGCACTGCTTCACCGCGCCCTCAAACCTCTGCACGTCCGACAGGGCACGCTGCAAGGCGGGGACGACGGGCAAGCGGGTGTCCATCGTGATGTCCGGGCCCGTGGTCCCGAAGCCGGCCGTAGGCACGTCGCCGGGCAGCGGACGGTACGCCTGTTCCCGGTACCCCTCGGTCACCAGCAGCCCAACGAGCGTGCTCGCCGACAAGGCCAGCGCGCCGACCGCAATGCGAACTCGGTTCACAGGTCGGTCTCGTCTTCGACGAACCGCGAGCGCGTGCGCTCGTCCTCGATCCGCGCATCCCGGCGCCAGCGCCACAGCAGGTACAGGGCCTGTAGGAAGATGAACACGATGCCAGTGATCGCCAGCCAGTCCTGAATGCCGACGCCGGCAAACGTGGCCCCGACGAACGCCAAGGAGGGCCCGGAGTTCGCGATCTGCACGGCGGCGTCATGCCGGTTCTCGGGGGTCATTCAGCGGTTCCTTCCTGCTTGGCTTGGCGCTTCACGCGCACGGTGGAGACGGTGCCGTCCTCGCGCTTGACCGTGGCAACACCATCGCCGAGGGTGACCTCAGCAATGGGCGCTGCCGGCTGCACGACGACGTTGACGGGGGTGGGTGCCGGGGCCGTTGCCGCGGCGGGTGCAGCAGCCGGCGCGGGCTCAGGGGCCGGCGCGGCCTGGGCGATGGCCTTCGCCTCTTCGGCAGCCTTCTTGGCCGATTCCTGGGCCTTGCGGTCGACCTCTTGCAGGCGCCCGACGAGGTCTTCGATGCGGCGGTTCAGGGCGTCGAGCTTCTCGTCGCTGGCCGCTTGAATCTCGGCCACCCGCTCCCGGCTGGCCGCCTCGATGCGCGCGATCTCTGCCTTGGTATCGGCCTCCTTCCGAATGCCGGTCAGCTTCTCGGTGGCCTGCATGCGGGCCTGGGCGAGCTCGCGCGACAGCTTGTCGATCTCGTCGGCCGCCTGCTCACGAATGGAGTTCAGCGCCCGCTCGACTTCAAGCGCGCCCTGCCCGCCATCTCCACCACCGCCCATGGCGACAGCCGCGGCGTTGGCCTCCAGCTCGGCCGCGCGGGCGTTGATCTCGCGCACCTTCGCCTGCTGCTCCTGCAGTGCGGTGATGGCCGACTGCCGCTGCAGCTCCATCGACTCGGCCTGCTGCTGAGCCTGCTGCTGGGCGGCCTGCTGCTCCTCGGGCGTCATCTGCTTGTTCGGGTCGCGGTCGCCCGTCAAGCGTCTGATCTCGTCGGCGATCTCGTCCTTGTTGGGCAGGTCCGAGAACTCAAACGCCATGGTGAGCAACCTCAGCGCTACCTCGGGCGGCAGCCGCTGCGAGAGCTGCGACAGGCTGTCGAACATCACCTGGCGCAGCGTGCCGGCGTAGTCCTGCTCGGCCACCACGAAGTCGGCCATGCTGGCCGTGATGTCGTTCAGGTAGCGCACCGACCCATCGGGTTGGGGTTCGGGCACATTGACCCGCACCCATTCAATCCGACCCTTTGCACCGGTGAGGCGGATCACCTTCTCCTCGGTGTACCACTGCTCCACCAGGCTCAGCTGCTTCTCGCCCTGCACCTGCACGGCCAGGCGCAGGTTGTCGAACGGCTCGGTGGCCACGACACTGCCCTGGAGCTGGCGGGCGCGGATGGCCTCGCCCGACACGGCGTTGGTCTGCCGACCCAGGTTCTCGTCGGCCACGCCCGCCAGCCTCTGGATCAGCTGGCTGTTCGCCTGCATGAGCTGCAGCTGCCCCTGGGCGGCATCGTTCGCGCGCTCGATGCGGAACTCCTTGCCCGGCCGCTTGACGATGCGCGAATCCGGGCGCTGGGCCTCGTCGAAGGCCTCCTCGGGGTCATCGACAGCGCCCTCGTCCATGATGACTTGGTTGCTGTTCATCAGCCACTGCGCCTTGCTCGCCCGCTTGTTCAGGTCGAGCTGGATGTCACGCACGCGGCGGATGACACCGTATGGCGCGCGGTCCCGGCTGCGTCGGTAGCACCAGACCGGCGTGAGCGAGAAGCGGTTGTGCCGGAAGATGCTCGGCCCCATGGCGAGCATGTCCGACTCGGTAAACACCGCGCCGTGCACGCGCATCATCACCTTGTCGATGATCGTCCCGCCGTGACGGTTCAGCGCGTTGACCAGGCCCGAGTCCCGCTGGTCGAAGAAGGCCCCTCGCAACGGACCGCTGCCCACGATCTTGACCTTCTCCGGCTTGCGGTACTGGGCCTCGATGAGCTTCACGCGGCGACGCTGCGCGTTCTCGGCGTAGGCCGACGACATCGGGTAGATCGCGCCGCTGCGCGGCATGCGGCCCGTCGGGTCGCTGCTGGCCAACCAGTCGTCTTCTTCCGCCGTCGGATCCCAGTGGTAGGCGTGCGACTCCACCGCGGTGGCGATGCGGTCTTTCCGGTCGGGGAACATGAGGCAGGCCACGTCCTCGTCCACCCAGCGCCAGCGGAAGAGGTACCGGCCATCGCTCAGGTCGTACTCCTGCGCCGCGCTGTCATGCAGCACGTTGCGCCAGTCCTCGTAGCGAGAGTAGAGAACGTCCTGCGTAGGGTCGTCGCGCACCCCGTCATCGATCCAGCCCAAGCCTCCCTTCACAGCATCAGCGAAGGCGCGAGACCTGGCGAAAGGCACGCGATTGACGTCCGACACGTACTTCAAGACCTTGGTCTTCACGTCCGCGGCCTGGACGTCGTCCTCGGTGCGCGGCAACACTGTCCAGTCGACGCGGTTGCGCCGCTCGGTACCGATCAGCCAATCCACCAAAGGCCCAACCTCGTTGAAGACCAGCGCCATCTGGCCGCGGGCTTCGACGATGGCCTTGTCATCGTCGTCCCACTGAATCGAGTCGTAGAAGTCGTGGTCGATCGCCATCTGCAGGCGGTTCTCGGCCTGCTTGTCGCGCTCCCACCAGTACCAGCGAAGCAGGCGCCGGTGCTCCTCCAGCGCTTCGCGGCTGTCCAGCGGGTGGGCCGACGTGGTCGACAGTTCGTTGTGGCGCACGGCGGCCGGCGTCGCCAGATCCCGGTCACCGGGCCCGGCATTGGCTCTTCGCGCGCGCTGCTCGAACTTAGCCATACGTTGCGCCCTCGTCCTCCAGCGTCAGGTCGTGGGAGGCGATGACCTTGCCATCCTCGGCGAGGTGGATCTCGCCGTACCGCCGCAGCGGCTCGGGCGGCTGGCGATGCGGCATCGCCACGAGCTCGGGGATCGCGTCGTTGACGATGCTGATGATCCGGTGGCAGTTGCGCTGCGACGGCTCGATGCCCAGAACGTGGCAGGCCTGGGCTGCGCGCACCATGATCCCGGACTGCAGCAGGTCGGCCACGAAGGCTTTCTGCACGGCCGGCGGCAGCCGCGCGAGGCGCTTCGCTTGTCCGGGTGTGAGCTCTGGGGTGAAGTTGCTTCGATCACCCTCGAACCACTCGTGCGCGGCCGGCTCAAGCACGATGAACCAGGGGGCGTTCTGGCGGTGGCGAGGGATCAGGAACAGCGCACGGTCGTCGTTGAACCAGCTCCACACGGCGAGCAGGTCGCCGTAGGCGCGGTGCAGGTGCGCCTTGCGCAGGTCGATGGAAGCGCCCATGTTGTGCAGGTCCTCGGTCGGTGACCCGGGGACGCTGCCATGCTTGGCGCAGGTGTCCTACACAGCCATCGGAGAGCCGCGCCGCCGCCAGCGCGAGGCGGCCGAACGTGCCGCCGTCGGCACCTGGGGATCAGGTCGCCCTCCGGTGCTCGCCGGCAGCGGCGCTCCGGCGAACCGGTTGCCGGCGTCGGCCTCCTGGCCGTACTGGCGGTACGCGTCGGCGGCGTGGTTGTCGTCCGTCTGGTCCTCGTCCTCGCTCCAGCGCCCGCGGACCTTGTCCCACTTGCGCTTGTAGCCCGCCAGGCGCTTCAGGCCCTGGTGGCAGTGGGTCTCGTCGAACCAGCTCGACGCGAAGCTGTTGCGCGTGGCCTGGATGCCGGTCTGCAGCGAGGTGACGCGCGGCACGACCGTGGTCTTGGCGCCCGGCATCAGGTCGAGAAACATCTCTTCGAGCGTGCGCGATGTGTCCGGCGTCGCGCCCATGCGGCGCGCCGCTGCCTCGTGCGGCAGGTAGTGGCGGCCGTACACCAAGCCGCGCTCCCGGGCCTGCTTCTCCAGCCACTGGACGTAGTGCACGAGGTCGTAGCCGCTCTCCTCGTAGTACCCGATGAAGCGGTTCTGCACCCCCACGCGCTGGTGCAGCCACAGCGAGGTCATATCGCCGCGGCCCAGGTCCCAGAACGTGTTCGTGGGCACGGCCTCAACGGGCAACGACGGCACGATGCGGCCGTCGCGCCTGGCCACCGCGAGCTGAGTCGCGTAGTAGCAGCCATCCGTCGACGCGGCGAAGGCCTCTTCGGGGTAGCTGGGGTACTCCTGCCACATCAGCGGCTGTTCGCCGGCGAAGTCGGCGGCCAGGGTCGCGGCGTACCAGGCACGCTTGCGAGGCGGCAGCGCGCGGCCGATGCGGGCCTCGGTGCGGGCGAAGTATTCCTGCAGGGCCTGCGGGATGACGACACCGACGGGGTCGATCTCGTACTCGTCGGCCTGCCACCAGGGGAAGAAATGCAAAAGGTACTGTCGAGGGTTGAGCGCGGCCCGCTGACGCGCCAGGTCGAGCGCGGCGATCACCATGTCGTGGAAGGGCCCGTCCAGGCCCTCGGCCGTGCTCTCCACGACCAGGAGGCCGGTCTTCGGCACAGACGGGATGGAGCCGGTCAGCACCTCGCGCGCCTTGGCGGGGTACTTCGCCGCGATCTTCCCCAGCTCGGACACGTGCAGCCGGTGCGTGGTGCCTGAGCGCATGCTGGTGGCCACGCGGATCTTCGCGCCGTTGTGCGCGAACACGAGCTGCGTCTGGGTGCGCTTCTTCAGCGGGAACATCTTGCGCAGCACTTCGGGCAGGTGCTCGTAGGCGTAGACGACCTTCTCCAGGAAGATGGCCTCGGCCGCCTCCCGCTCGTGGGCCACGATGCCGCAGCTGATCGGCCCGTCGCTGAAGAGCGCGGTGTCCAGCCACAGGATGGTGATGAGGGTCGTGCACCCAAGCTGGCGGGCCTTGAGGATGACGTTGCGCGTGTGCAGCTTCGCCAGGATCCGCCGCTGCACCCTGTTCGGCCGGAAGGTAACGACCAGGCCCTCGTCGTCGTCGTCGCCCTTGGTGATGATCTTGTAGAGGTTGCACAGCCTCCACATGGGGTCGCGGACCCGGGCGACGATTTCGGCGTCGGTGAGGGCGGAGAGGTCAGCCATCGTCGTCGTCGCCATCCGCAGACCCATCGACGAAGTCGCCTCCAGCCTGCGCGGCGGCCGGGTCGGCGCCGATCACGTTGCCGGTCAGGGCTGCGGCCAGCTCGCGCAGAGGGTTGGCCTTCTGGTCGTTGTCCTGCTCGAACATCCCCTTGAACTTGAAGAGGCGTTCGTGCGCGCTGTTCTTGTCCCAGAACTTGTACTTGATGCGCCCCACGTCATCGATCTCGAACGAGGCCACGGCGCGGCGCGTGTCGGGGTCGAGCTCGTGCGGCAGCTTCACGGAGCCGTCGGCGTTCATGATCCGGCTCACGTCCGAGAAGGCGATGCGCGCGGCCTCGCGGACGAGGTCCGTGGTCTTCAGCGTCCACTCCTCGTCCACCGCGGCGGCCAGCTCGGCGATCCTTCGGGCAACCTTCGGGTTAGCCCGAAGCTCCGACGCCTCGGTGTCGATCGCGGCCGGCTTCATGCGCTTGACCGAGTAGACCGAGACGTACGCCTCGTGCTGGGTCTTCCCCTCGACGATCGCCTTGCAGAAGGCCTCCTGCTTCGCGGTCAGCTTCGCGGCGCCGGTCATGCCTTGATCTCCCGGATCTCGATGCCGTGCACGTGCAGCATCAGCTTTCGCTTCAGGCGGTACTCCGGCGTGGCCGCGCCCTTCACGTCCTCCACGACGCGATGCCCGGCCTCGTCGAGGTAGACGAAGTCGGCGAGGTAGGCGGTCTCCCGCTCCACCCCACCGCTAGGCCGCGTCAGCCTGGGGATCAGGACGAAGCGCACCTGGCGCTGCAGGTCGCGGACGACGCCGCCTCGCTCGAGCTGGCGAAGGTCCAGCCAGCGCCTGGCCTCGGCCCGGCTGTCGAACGTCAGGCCATCGATGACGACGCGCTCGTTGCGGTACTTCTGGTGGCGAGGCCGAGGGCTGTCGCGCATCTCGATGAGGTTCGGCCGCTTGCGGCCCAGCAGGCTCGCCGCCTCGGCCTTGTTCAGCATCAACGGCATGCCGCCCTACCCTTCTCGGTGATGCGGTACCGCAGGTACCTGACGTTGCGCTCGTCGCTGGTACTGTCGATGTAGCCCAGCGTGCGCAGGTAGACGATCGACCAGCTGATGGTCCGCGGCGAGCGCTCGACCTGCGCGCAGATCTGCCAGCAGGAGAACCGCCGCTTCGGGTGCGTTGCGAGGAACGCCAGCACGGCCTGGGTGGTGGACCCTGCCTGGATCACCCCGGTGGACGCTCGCGGCCGCGGTGGCCG